CGTTACTACCAGAGCCTCGTGCCCCCGGCGGTGCCGGTCTCCACGGTGCCGGAGACGGTCGAGATCGAGTGGGACGCCGAGCGCGGCAAGCCCTTCCTCTCCCCGCCGGTCTATCGCGGCAGGCTCAGAGTATATAAGGAGCCGCAGGGCCGGCATACCTACGTGCTGGGCGTCGACCCCTCCGAGGGCGATCCGGGATCCGACCCCACCCCGATCGTGGTGCTCGACCAGCAAACCCTCTGCATAGACGCAGTCTGGCACTCGCGGTGCCCGCCCGACCTGCTGGCTCAGTACGCGGTCTGGCTGGCGAAGTTCTACAACGACGGCCTGATCGTCAACGAGGCCAACAACCACGGCATCCTGTTCCACACCACCGTCTTGGACATCCTCGAGTACCCCAACCTCTACTTCCGCGAGGTCTCGGCCGAGTCGGTGGCCGGGCAGGTGACGCAGAAGCCGGGTGTCTTCATGTCGGGGCGGACCAAGATGGTGCTGGTCGACACCTTCAGGAAGTTCGTGCGCGAGAAGGCCCAGCTCTACCGGGCCGACCAGACCCGGATCATCCGCGACCCCACCGTGGTCGGCGAGATGTCGACCTTCGTCTACCGCCGGAACGACGCCGACACCCAGACCAAGGCGCAGGCCGAGTCGGGCTACCACGACGACACCATCACCGCCTGCATGATGGCGCTCTGGGGGCACCGCGGTGACTCGGCGGCCCCGCTCGAGCCACTGCCCGAGGTCGAGCTGCGCGCCAACCTGGATCGGTTCCGCACCCTGAGAGAGCGAGACGAAGAGGGCGCGCGACGGTATGCCCTTGACTATCTGGGCATGACGTGCGAAGAAATAGAGCAGGCGCAGGAAGAAGACTACCAGCGGGCGCTGGCGCAACAGGATCAGGGGTTTGGCCGAATGACGTAGGTGTCCCGCGTTGGACGCTTCGCCATTCCGCGACGAACGCCTGCGGTCCGACGACCGCCTGCCCGACTGTTTCCTCTGCGGTCTTCCCGTCGAACCGCTGTTGCCCACCTCCGGCACCTACGGCCACGCCAAGCCGATGGCGCCCCTCCTCGACCTTCATCTTCAGTGCCTCAACGGGCGCGACATGCTGCGCGTCCACCAGCTCTACATGGGCGCGATCGCCGAGATCGCCCGCTCGGCGTCAAACTGATGCCCTACAAGTTCCGTTGCCGCTCGGGACACGAGCAGGGCGTCTTCCCCGAGAAGCCCCCCGACCGGGTGTGCGCCGAGATGTCGCGCTGCTGGAGGTGTAATCGAGCGACGCGGCTGGTTCACTTCCGCACCCCGCCACTTCCCAGCGTCCGCCTCGAGTCGTTCGAGTACATGAGCCCGACCTACCACGTGCCGATCACCAGCCGGCGCCAGCTCGCGGAGCTGGACAAGCAGCACGGCAACGCTCCGCTCGAGTACATCAAGGAGACGCCGGCCAAGGAGTTCGCCAAGCGCAAGGCGCACCTGATTCGGGGTGTCGCATGATGCCGTCCTTCAACCTCGGGAGCGACAAGGTCTTCATCCCCACCACCCGCCACGTCGGCAAGATCCCGCCCTACGGCGGCATGACCGAGGACCAGTTGAAGGCGTGGGTGGCGGATCGCTGGGCGGACTGCTTCGAGGCCAAGCGCCCAGAGACCGAGCGGCTGAAGCAACTGGAGCTGTACTACGCCGGGTTCCACTACCAGAACCCGTGGCTGAACAAGAACCGACCGATCACCAACTACTGCTTCTCACAGATCGAGACCCTGCACCCGATCCTGACCGAATCGAAGCCGCGACCCGAGATCGTCCCCCGGCATTCGATGTCGGCTGAGCGCGCCGCCCGGCTGCAGCTCGGAGCCCAGTGGTACATGGACCGCTCCTGGTTCGATCAGGCGATCTCGCTCGGCACCCGCAACAAGCTGAAGTACGGCTACTCGATCAACCTCATCAACTTCGACCCCAAGACCGGGTTCCCGATCCCGCGGGTGTTCTCGAACTTCGACTTCTACCGTGACCCGGCGGCGCGGAACGAGTCCGAGATGGACTACTTCTTCCTCGCCATGCCGGTCTCGACCATCCGGCTGCGGGCGATGTACCCGCACTGCGCTTCCGAGATCGTGCCCGACAACATGGCGGGTCCGGGCTACGACGTGCTGGTCCGGCCCTACGCCGACTCGATGGGCGACACCACCGGCGGGCTGGGTCCGATCTCGGTCGGGCCGCGGATGGTGATGGAGGGAACCTCGACGCCGACCGGCGCCACGCCCTACGTCACCTCGACCGGCCAGTTCCTCGAGCACGGCCACACCACCTTCCTGCTCCAGATGCTCGTGCGCGACTACGGCACCCAGCCGGTGGCCTACACCGGCGACCTGATGACCCCGGACCCCGACGACCCGGAGCGCCGTCCGATCTCGACGCCGCACACCCACCGCACCCAGGAGCCGCGCTGCCCCTCCGGCTGGTGCGTCATCACCATGACCGGGACCGGTAAGTTCCTCGGCCCGCTGGATCAGCCCTACGGCTGCCTGCCGCTCGACGACTGCTTCCTCGGCCTGCCGCTGGTGATCGGGCGCGACTACCCGACCTCGGATCGCTTCGAGTGCAAGGGCGAGCTCGACGACCTGATCTCGCTCCAGAAGGCGGTCAACCGGCGGAAGTACCTGCTCGACCGCGCGCTCGAACTCGCCGCCAACCCGCCAGTCATCACCCACCAGAACTCGGGGCTGTCGGCCAACACCAGCATCGTCAACGGCGGCGACATCCTCCGCATCCGTCAGGGCACCGATCTGAAGTACCTCGACTACCGCGGTCCGGCGGAGTGGCAGTTCAACATGCTCGCGGTCGATCAGCGCGATTTCGACACCGTCGGCGGCGCCCACGACGTCACGCAGGGGCAGCGGCCCGCCGGCATCGAGGCGGCATCGGCGATCGAGAACCTTCAGCAGGCGGCCCAGGTCCGCATTCGCGGCAAGCTGCCGGAGATGTTCCGTGAGTACGGGCTGCTCGAGACCAAGTGCCTGCACGCGATGGGGAAGAAGTTCGCCCCCTCGCTCCGTCTGCGCTCGTCGTCTGGCGCCGACTTCAACCTGTTCGCTGACGACCTGCTCGACAACTTCGACGTCTCCTTCGCCGAGGGCACCGGCACCCGGCTGGCGCGCGAGCAGGCGGCGGCCGAAGCCAAGGAGCTGTTCAGCCTCGGGCTGGTCGACGAGGACTACGTCTGGGAGAAGCTGGACCTCAAGGGTCGCGAGGAAATGGCGGAACGGTTCGCGCTGCGCGCTCAACAGCAGGCGCAGATGCAGAAGGAAATGGCCCGGGAGCAGGGTGGCGGCAGCCGCGGCGGCGTCGCCTCGCGTGCGTCTCGAGGATAAGGAGGGGGTGATGCGGTTGGCGAAGACGATACTGGCGGTGGTGGCGCTGCTGCTTCTGGCTTGGCCGGCGCATGCGCTCGGTCCCTACTACATCATGTCCAGCGGCGCCGATATGGCGAGCCAAGACGGCACCTCAGTGACGGAGGCGTGGCGCACCATCAGCTACGCCAACGCGACCCTGCCGGTGCCGGACAACGAGATCATCACCGTCTACATCGGTCCCGGAGTTCGGACCTCCGACGCCTTTCCCAACCCGGTCAGCGTCCCGATCAACCTCGGCCGGTTCGCCTTCGTGGCACTCAACTTCTCCGGCACCAACGCGGCCCCGGGCGGCTACGACAGCCTTAGCGTGCTGTCGGGCAAGGCCGCCCAAGGCCAATCCGAGAACAACGCCGCCGGGACGCTCCGCAAGACGCGCATGACGATTCGAGGATTCAAGATCGGCGGCGACGTCGGCCTCGACTCCACCGCGCGCGGTGACTCGGTGAGTCACTGCCTGGTCGACGGCAACCTCAACGAGCGCGGCTCCGACAGTTGCGACGTGGTCTTCAATGTTTTCCGCGGCGGCAACAGCCTTCGCGTCGCCGCCGAGGGTTACACCGGAGGGTCGTCCACCTACATCAGCGACAACCTCAACTTCTCCTACAACGTTCTGACGAGGGTGGGGGAAACGATGGGGGGCCTGTCGTTCCGGGTCCAGTTCGGCTACCGGCAGTTCGAGCACGCCGTATGCGACGCCGCCCCCACCAACGACCCCTGTTACAACCTGACCAAGAACCTCGTCTTCGAGCGCAACTCGATTACCGGGCACGTCTCCGGTGCCGCCGAGTCCGGGTGGTTCGCCGCCTTCAACCTGAACAACGCGTTGTTCCAGTACAACAACTGGGACATCACCAAGGGCGGCAGCACCTACGAGTTCTTCCTGAAGATTCGGACCACCAGCAACGGCGTCACCTTCAACGGCGATCGCTTCGTCGCACGCGGTCCCGGTTTCCAGCACTTCAACTGGTCGCAGCGCGGCGAGAGCTACATGGCGATGACCAAGAACATCACGCTGGACTCGGTGTGGGTCAGGACCGATCAGGGCATTCCATTCCGCATGATCGACGGTGGCCCGCACTTCGCCTCCGTCACCTACAGCGTCTTCGCTACCGGGCTGGGACAGGCGGTGCAGGTTGCCGACTCGGTGGTCGGGAGCAACGTTTTCAACCACAACACCTTCGTGAACCGACGCACGGCTGGTGGGGTGCTTAACTTCTACAGCGTCAACAACAGGTGGAATGCGGCCAGCACCACGACCTTCACCAACAACATCGTGGCGTCGGTCGACGGAGGGTTGCCGGCCGGCCTGACTCCCTGCGCGCAGAGCGGGAACCCGACGAACACCTACGGGCTCATCAACTGGGGCTATCGGGACCACTTCAACACCAGCCCGGCCGACGTCGGCCACCACCTCAACAGCGACAACAACCTATTCCACGGACCGACGTTCAATCTGGTGCCGGGCGATCAGGTGATGAACTGGCAGTTGTTCGACTGTGGCGGGGATTGCTCCAACAAGTGCTCGGCGATCGGCAACAACACGGCATGGGACAACACCTCGGACACGGTCCGCCGCGACACCCTCTCGAACTTTGGGGGCGCCGACTTCGGGCTGGGCACCTCCATTGACAGCATCCCGGGATCGACCTTCGACCCGCGCATCGGCCAGAACTCGAGGGCTCGCGGCATCGGCACAGGTCCATCCGACGCGGGCGCGGTGGCTTTCGTGGTCACGGCGCAGATCAATACCGACGCCCCGGCCTACTATTTCGGATCGGACGTGCCGGCCGGCACCGACGCGACGCTGCAAATCCTCGTCACAAACGTCGGCACTTCGGATCTCATCATCACCGGAATCGGGGCTTCGCCCGGCTTCGAGATGGATGTGTCGCCGACCTCGGTGACGCTCGCGGCCGGGGTGGCCCAGGTTGTCACCGTGACCTACCACAAGCCCAACGTCGGTGGTGCGACCACGGAAGACGTGGCGTTCAACTCCAACGATCCCAACCGTCCCATTCTGAGAATCCCGATCGCGCTCGATCCCAACCGGCCCGATGGTGAGGAAGCGCCCTAGTGCCCAAGATCGTCTCGCGCGCCCAGATGCGCCTCATGCAGGCCGCAGCCCACGGCGCCGCCACCAAGACCACGCTGTCGCGCGCGCAGGCCAAGCGCGCGATCGCTGAGCACCGCGCCTCGGGCAAGAAGAAGTTGCCGGAGCGGAAGGGAGGCAAGCAGTGAACATGCCCGTGGCCGCGCCCGAGATGGCGGCCGGACCGATGATGGGGCCGACGCCACCCGACGCCCGCCCGCAGACGCTCGAGGATCTGTTGATGCAGGCCGACGCCATGATCTGGCGCGACGGCGGGATGGACGAGGAGGAGATGCGCGTGCTGCGCGCCTTCTACGAGATGCAGCAGGAGAAGATCATGGCGATGTCCGAGCAGCAGGCTGCGGGAGCGGAGGGCGGCCCCGCGCCGGCCGGCAACGAGGAGATGGATTACACCAACGGCGGCGACGCCGCCCGAGAGGATTCCTATGCCTGATCCGAACGGACCGCTCGTTTCCGAAGACGGCTGGGCCAAGTTCGAGGAGAGCCTCGAGGCCGCCGCCAAGCCAGAGGAGCCCAAGGCCGAGACCCCGGCACCCGTCGCCGAGCCCGAGGTGAAGCCGGAGGCTCCTGCCGAGCCCGCGAAGCCAGAAGTGGTGGAGCCGGAGAAGCCGGAGCCGATCGAGGAGCCGGCGGAAGACGTCGGCCCCGAGGCGATCGTCAAGGTGTTCGCCGAGCTGCCGAACGAGATGAAGGCGCGGGTGCGCGAGGCGCTAGGCGTCAGAGACCCCGCCGCCGAGCCGCCGACTCCCGAGGCCAAGGCAGAAGACGACCCGGACATCAAGGCGCTGCTCGAGTCGGACGACGCCGGGGTGCGCGCGGTCGGCAAGACCCTGCTCGCCGCGGTGAACAAGGCGAACGCGGCCGATGCCCGCGCCGCGGCGCTGGAGAAGCAGATCAACGATCGGGACGTGCAGTCCGAGCTGGCCTCGATCGACAAGGAGATCCACCACATCCTCAGCAACTACGTCGTCGACCAGGAGGTCGACGGCAAGATCGTAACCCGCAACGTGACCCAGTCTCATGTCGAGCAGGTGACCGCGTTGCTGGCCGAAAACCCCAATCTCGCCCGAGCCTGGACGATCGAGCGCGCGTTGAAGGCGCAGTTCCCCAACGCGCGGCTGCGATCCAGTGAGCTCGGAGGTGGGCCTCGCCCGGGGATCAAGCCCGCGCAGCCCGCCCAGCCCACGGCGGTGATTGTGGATGCCGGCGCGACACCGAGCGCGCCGGTGGGCGGTCCCAAGCCGGAGGCTCCGGCCAAGACCATCAGCGAAGCCGTCGATCGCGGCATGCTCAAGGAGTTTGGGCTCAAGCCGCTCTAACGGCATAACGGAGAACGACTGTGGCGAACTATCAGTTCCCCTGGAATCAGGTCAACGCGCTGGTTCAGGAACACATCGTTCCCTCGATCTACGATCAGTTCTTCACGACCAACCCCTTCTTCATGCGGCAGCGAGGCAAGGAGAAGAAGTTCGCGGGTGGTCGTGCGATCCAGGTCAACCTGACCTGGAAGGTCGAGGGCAACGGCGGTGGCTGGTTCTCGGGCATGCAGAAGCTCGACACCACCGTGCGCGACCCGATCCAGTCCGCCATCTTCAATCCCAAGAACGCCTACGTGCCGCTGGCGATCTCGTGGGAAGACGAGATGACGGTCTCTGGACCGGAGATGGTCCGCTCTCTCGCTGAGACCAAGGGCGAGATCATGCGGAACACGATGTTCCACCTGCTCGGGACCGACATCTACAACGACGGTTCCAACCCGCAGGCGATCGCCGGGCTCCAGTACGCGCTGCGCGACTGGTCGACCCTGACCGCCAGCGGCGCCGCCCAGACCTACGGTGGCATCACGCGGCAGCAGACCGCGGCCAACGTGGGCACCAATCTGTGGTGGCTGCACTCCGGAGACCCGACGTCGTATTCGACGGGTCCGACCGGCACCTTCATGGGTGCCAGCGGGGCCGGCATTCACGGCCCGGTGCCAGCGGGATTCGGCACCATCAAGCTGCGGAGCGGCAAGAAGCCGAGCCTGATCCTCTCGAACGTGGGTGCGTGGACCGACATGCACAACCGGGCCACCATCATCGAGCGAGTCGAGAAGGCGCGGATGAATGTCGACCTCTACAACGCTGGGTTCGACAACATCGTCTACCGCGGGGCGCCGTGGGTGGCCGACGAGAAGGCGCCGAGGTCGGCGGCGAAGGTCGAGAAGGTGTACCTGATCACCGAGGAGTCCATCAAGCTGTTCGTCCACACGCAGGCGAACATGAAGTGGACCGGCTGGCGCGATCCGTTCGATCAGATGGGTCGGGTCGGATTCCTCCTCTGGCGTGGTGAGCTGATCGCGGTCGAGCCGCGGGCCAACCACGTCATTTCTGCTGTCGACACTTCCAACGTGAGCTAGGAGAACTCTCATGAGCGGATTCATGGCCTATGAACACCAGGTCCAGGTCCGTGGGGCGGATGGCACGATCCTCTGGGTCGGCACCGCTCTCATGGGCGTGTCCTACCACGTTCTCAACAACGAGGCTTCGGCCAGCATCGAGGTCGGCGAGGGGGTCCGCATGGACACCGGTGCCACCTCGGTTCTGCCGCGGCTCGAGGTGACGGCGGCCGGCGCTTCTCCGACGGCCGATCTGCCGCAGTACCTCGTGGTCGCCGGTCTCCGCATCGCCTCCGCCACGGATACGAACTTCCTCGGCGTGGCGATGGAGCGGATTCCGGCCGGCAAGGTCGGAGTCGTGGCTGGCGTCGGCTCGTTGACCACGGTGAAGACCACCGCGGCTTCGATTGCCGTAACCACCACGATCGGTGGTTCTGGTACGGCGGGGCTCGCCGGGGCGGTGACCACCGCCACGATGATCCTCGGCACCTGCATGAAGAACAACGCCGTGGCCTCCCCGGGAACCGGCAGCACCGCGTTTGCCGGCATCCTGGTCTCGCCGCGGTAGCAGTACACGAGGCAGTCCAACAACGGGATGGGGCTGGGAGACGTCCCGGCCCCACTCTCTAACTGGAGGCAGGATGAAGAAGCTCGCGCTGGCGGTACTCCTCGCCGTGGTGGCGTGCGCGCCGTCCGCGTGGGGGCAGGCTGGAAACATCGGTCAGGTCGACAACAGTGGCACCGTGACGAAGATGGGGACGTCGAAGGGTGCCGGGTCGGTCATCGAAGGGGTTCCGGGCATCTCGGACATGGATCGCAACTGGATCACCGTCGCCACGCACGTTATCAACGGCACAGCGCCCAACTGCCCGTGTCTCGGGAACGCCGATTCGTCGCAAGCGATCAACACCACCGGGTGGAAGGAGCTGGCGCTCCGCGTCTACGGCCGGCCGAAGCCCGACTCAGTGATCGCGGCGTTTCTCGGCATCCAGGTCTCGGGCGCACCGCTCGCCAACACCGACTCGCTGACGATGGCGCGGCTGGTGGAGTTTCAGGACGCAGTCGGCGCCTCAGGTCTCGTCCCCGACACGATCGCTTACACGATCAACCCGATCGCGGGCGCCGACGGCGACTCGATCTACCGCAGCACGGCGCAGGCGGGCGAGATGGTGCACGTCCTCCTGCACGACAAAGAGGGCCGGTATTGGGACCACATCCCGCTGGCAACCCGACAGGGAGTGCCGTTCACGTCGGACTACACCTACGTCAGGGTTCGGGTGCTGCGGCTGCTCTCGGCGGGAGTCGCCAGCACGCAGATATGGCGAAGGCTGCCGACCTGGGGCGTAGCGCCGGTCCAGTGCTTCCGCGTCGACATCGTAGGGCGGCGCTGATGAGGTGGCTCGCGCTGCTGCTCCTGCTGCTGTTGCCGGCGCCCGCGGTGGCCGAGCGCGCGTCGCTGATGCTGGTACGGCCTCCCTTCAGCAGCCAGATCGCGTCACGGCACGACGCACTCACTTGGTTGATAGTCCAAGGGATATGCAAGCAGTGGGACATCGACTACGTGATCGTCCCGTACCAATCGACCGACACCTCCTCATTCCGTCACGGGCTGGATGCGAACGGCGTGGCCCACGAGGGCGTGGTGCATGTCGCGTGGGTGAAGGGCCGCTATCCAAGGTCTGATGCCACCACGCTCGCCGCGAGGTGGCCAACGGTTGATACCTACTTCCTTGGCTACGCTGCCAGCACCGGCTTCGCTGACGCCGCTACTTGCTCGACGGCCATCCGCAGCGTCAATGGTGACGGTGACGCCTTTACCACCCACATGCTCTACGAGGTCAACGGCCCGGCCGCCATCCGCAGCGCCGGGATCGGTGCTGGGCAAGCCGCAGTTACTCCGCGCACCGGCGGCGGCTACACGGGAATATGGCGCCCCTTGCTCGGGGTCTCTGCGGGCATTGCTGATTCGGGAATGGTCGCCGCTGGAACCGGGACGATCGAGACCTTCACCCGCAGCGCCGACCCCGACACCGTCATGGCCTGGTTCCGTCAGCCGACCACTTCGACCGGACAGCCGACGGGGGCGCGCATCTACTTCACACAGACCGGTCTCACCGGGTCCAATCTGCCGACGATGGATGTGGTTGTGTACACCCTCGCCAAGATGGACTCATCGATCTTCGCCCGCACCGGCAAGCGGCTCATCAACCGCAAGGTCCGCGCCGGCATGGTGGTCGAGAAGTGGATGGGGACCGGCCACTACGGCTGGTTCACCAGCAACGACACCATGACGGTCGGCCCCTACTGCGTGACCGGCGGCGCTAACTGCGACTCGGCGCAGATCAAGGCGTCGCTCGACTCACTCGGCTCGCTCAACGTCCCAATCACCTTCGCCATCGACATCGACTCGCTCGACTACGCTCCCTACCAGTGGCAGGAGGTGGCGATGCGGACGCGGGTGCCGAAGTACCGCGTTGCTTGGCAGAGCCACGCCGGGATGATCGGGGCCAACGGCGCGAACAACGCAGGCGCCGGTCGCATCCTCGACGTCTGGGGCCATCACCGGCTGCGAACGTTCATCCCGCCCGGCTACTCCGGTGGCTTGAACCCGACCGACTTCAACCTCGCTGACTGCCCGGGCGCTGACAGCTCGATGGTCTGTCAGATACTGCGCGCCGACTCGATCCTCCACGCGAGGGGCTACCCGGTCGACCACCTAGTCCACGCCGCGCGCGACGACTGGACACCGCGGCAGATCAACCGCACCGGCGCCGGCGCTATCGACACCCTCATGTCGATCGCGAACATCGCCCACGTGAAGGGCTTTCGCACCAACGTGGACTTCTCGATCGGCGCCGATCCGGGCCGCGCCT